CCACACCCGGCACCGGCGGAACTCCCGGGGCGTAGCTGGCGATCACCAGATCGTAGTCGTTGCCGTTATAGTTCAGGGACCCCGGCAGGCCGACAGCCGGGGCCAGTTCTTCTATCCCGCCATAAATCATGCTGTAACCACCGGACGACGCGACCGTATAAGAGTTTGGCGCCAGTACGGTGATCACCGTCCCGACAGTCCATGACGGCGGGATCTCCTCATCGCCAGACGACGATACGTCAACCAGCGTGATGGAGTTTCCGGACACGACCAGCGCATCCGCGATAATACTGACCGTCTCCGGGCCGCTTGATCCCAGGTCTAGTCCGGCGGTACCGGAGCCGGTATTGCCGACCTCTGGTGAGTTGAACCAGTTTTCAGTGCGCTTGTCGCCGGATACCGTGGCGCCAGGCGGATAGAGGGTGTAACGCACGTCGGTACCAAATGCGGAGATCGGCGTATTACCGATCCTGATATCGGACTGGTTAATCACCATGTCGCCGACACCCACGCACAGGAACATGCTGGTTTCCATACTGGTTTCGTTGACGAACCGGCTTACCGGCTGCACGACGTAATCAGGCCAGACGCGGTATTTGCCGAAGATTTCCCGGATTGGGTCACCCAGTTTCGCCGCGTTGGCTTTGGCCGGGTTGAGGTCAATCTGGTCGCCGCTGGCCGCCTGGGAACCGCCGCCGCCAGCTTGCGACATAGTACTCATCATGTAGATGCTGTAAGCAGCAGAGGCGACAGCTACGCTGACGGCAACCCACAGCGCGATTTCCGCACCGGTACCGTATGGCACCGGAAACATCCTGACGTCTGTTTCTCGCTTGATAACGCACAGTGGCCACTCTGACGCAGGGACGGGAACACCGTCGATTTCAACCGCAACCGGGTGCTGCTGATCCGGTGCCCAGTCCTTCACGTTCTGCGCAAACCAGGCACTGAGGGTCATCGTTTCATGTTGATGCGTTTCCAGTGGTTCGCCCGGCAAGCGGGACGGATAGATTCGGATCGTCACTGGTAATACTCCACGCGAACAAAGCGGCGCGCAAACCGCGCCAGCGGCAGAAAGGTTACGTTAGTGCGGGGGTTGCACTCCGCAGCGCGCAGCTGGCCGTCAATCTCGACAACGATGGCAACGTGTGTCACAACAGAGCCGGAATAACAGGCGATACCCGCGCCCGGGGCCGGTTTACATCGAGTCAGGCCAGCCATCAGCCCGCGCGCTTCCCGATCGAGGCCGTTATCATCCTTCGTGACTCCGGCGAAATCCGGCCACGGCGCCAGACCAAGGTCGCGCCTGATTTCGTTGACGATGCCAAAGCAGTCCAGCGCGGGGTAGGTGCGCCCTCCCTTCTGCCACTCTACAGAACGGTATTTATCAGGATTAAACCAACCGTCTTTGCAGGATAAATTCTCTAGGTCGTGACATTCATGGTGGATATTACGAGGATTCTCAGACGGCAGCGGATTTCCGGTATTGTATTTAGCCATAATGATTTCCTACTGGAGGTAGCGGAGTCCCGGGAAGACAGGAAGCGTGTAACGATAGCGCGGCCATGCAGTGTCGAGAATGTTCATGTAACCGGCAGTGATCAGCACCTGGGTTGCCGTCCAGTACCCTTCTTTTATTGCCATGCTAAATGGCGGAGACGCAGGCCCTGAAAGGTCAGTCGAGATATACCGGCGGAATGTCAGGGATGCATCGCTGAGGTTATCCAGCGCGTTGCGGATTGCGGTTGATACCACCCCATCAATATTGCTGATGGCTAATTTTAAATCCTGAGTACCGTCTGCATTACGCGCCGGTAACGCCACATCTATGGCTGAAGCAAGGAACGTTGCTTGAGCGCCATTCTCCAGCGTCACGGTAATGTCATCCCAGCCTCGGGTCAGCCAGTAATTTTGGCCTCCAACAGTGATCTGCAGCGTGTCAATGATGACCTCTCCACCGCCGCTGGCATAAAGCCTGTCCAATATTGTCATGCTTCGGGCCACTCCCTGTTTAATGCAAGGTCAATAATGCCCTGGTTAACCACGAAATACGGGAATTCTGCCCATCCAGGAGGAAGCAGCGGTTTTTCCCACAATTCCAGGGTCGCTGAGAATCGCCAGTAAATTGGCGCGACGAGAATCGGCCCATCGTAAATATCGGTGAATCGGCATTTGTAGCTCTCAACCCCGCGTGGCGTCTGAAGACGCATAAGAAACCATGCCGCACCATCAGAAATGATATCCCGATACCATGCTTCAAAAAGCTGAGCCTGCGCATCTGTCGTGAACATCCATGTCACACTGGCTTGCGTTGGTGTTGATGTGTACTGCCTGCGCTGCCTTGCTCGCCCTGATGACAGCTGAGTGCGAAGTAATGGGCTTACTGGTTTAAAACCATATCCGTCCTGCAATGGCAGTGGCAGATATTCGTGGGGGTAACTCGCCATTGTCATAGAACCCCCTTAAAAGCTAACTTTCAATGAGAGATAAGAAGCTTCCATCACCATTTTTATTTTCTCTTATCAGAATAAAGTCAATTCCAGCCAGATTGAATCGGGCAAATTTCGACTTCATGGTGGGGGTTTGTATGATTGATATATCAATGCCATCAACTTTGAATGAGTCTAATTTTTCTGCGGCAATAAACTCATATGCCACTTCTTCATAGTTAACATCTCTGTCTTCTGTGAAGTTGTCAGGCTCTGTATCTCTGAGGTGACTGAAGTGCTTGTAATCCCTGGCGGCATACTTAAATGCCAGTCCGCCGAAGTCGCTTGAAAGAATTTTCTTCAATTTCCCAGAGATATATTCTGATAAAAAGTGAAGCTCCTCGTTGATGACCACCTCAATGATGGACATGGCTTCGTCAACCGTGCCGCTGCCAGCGCGATGAGGTGGCGGCATGTTCGGATCGCTCTTTATTCGCTCTAGGACCAAATCATCTATCCCATCAGTAAATGCCCCGTAATTGAGCATTATCGTGTTGCAAATAGACTCTTTAACATTCTCCGGCGTTAGTGGAACGTGAACCATTTTGGAGTGGATGACTTCATAAAATTTAGCCCTAACATCAAACCTGTTCATTTATTCTTAGGCCTCACTACCCATTGATTTCTTAAAGTAAGTGATATTTTACCGCTTTTGCTGGCTATGTCGTTAAGCGCCATTTTATACCCGTCTCTTGCACCTTTCACCGCCGCCTGATTCACGAGAAGCACGGTAGCATCGGATGGATTGCCATTAATGGTTACTGGCGGTGCATTCACGGTAACGTGATTTACAGTGCTATTCCCGCCAGAGACATTTTTATTACCAGTCCCGAACCCAGGCTTTGACAGCGTCGCATCGAGCGATCCGCCGTTGCGTAGCGCCTCAAGGTTAGAGAGGCCTATACGCTTGGTTGCGGCAGCGTCAAAGACGTATTCCTTACCATGCACCACACCGGCAATCTCGCTGACGCCGCCATTCCCCGTGTAACCACCGGTCTGAAATCCAGCGAGGCTGGATGCAGAGGCAGCAGTAACTGTTGCGACTAATGGCGTACTTATTGCCGCTGCCGCCGCCATGGCTGCAGGCGCAAGCGCCGGGCCTACAATAGGTATTGCTGCCGTTGAAGCGTAAGCGTTCAACTGAGCCATGGCTGACATAGCGATCGCGTTACCTGTTAATGCGGAAACCGAAGATGCAGCCGTTGTCTTACCTACAAGTAGCTGAACAGCTTCATACACCAGCCATTGAGCGGCCATTTTTGTCAGAGCATCAATTACGGCCTGCCCCATCCCTACGGCTATTCCCTGGAAGCCTTCACTCAGGCTTTCTGTCCCTTCCAGCATTGCTGAAAAGTTGGAGGAAATGGCACTTTCGGTAGCGCTAAGAACTGAAGTTACTGCGCTGGTGCTTGCTTCATAAAGGGTCGGAACGCTGTTCAGATATGACTGCATCCCGTTCATGACGCCCGCCTGCCAGTTACCATTCAGCTGATCAACTTGCGCGTAATAGGATTGCTGCATTGCAAGGCGCTGGTTTAACGCGTTCTGCAGAGCCTGCGTTTCCTGCTGATACAGGTCACCAGATATCTGGCCAGTTGTGCGCTGATTGGTTAGCTCGGCCTGCTTATCCTGGTAGGATGAGACAATTTTCGATATTTCCTGCTGCCGCTTCTGCTCCTCAGACATAACAGTATTGCTGTTAAGGCTGTTTTGCAGGTCGGTAGCGTCATTGCGCAATCCAGATGAAAGGTTGCCTTGATATGCCGTAAGCTTTTCAGCATCCTTTCGGATGGCAATCTCTTTCTCCAGAGCGGCATTTTTCTGCAATTGCGCAGTGATGGCATCCTGACTGGCAAGCAACGATTTTTGCTCTGCGGTAAGCGTTTTCTTGCCCTTGATATCAGAGAGTTGCTGCTCCCACTTGATGAGCGCTTGTTGCGATGACCCTATCTTCTCTGTTGCCGTGTACTGTTCTTGCAGCGTAGCGTATTGTTGATTCAGTTGGTCAAGAAGTCGCGTTCCAGCGTCCTCGGTGTAGGCTTTCCCCTTGCGAGCCTTAGGTGGTTCAGGGTCCTTGTACATCTCGTTAATGCGGGACAATCTCTTTGCGTACTCTTCGGCAGTGATTGCGCCCGCTTCTAAAAACTTAGTTTCCTGCTGTATTGCTTTGGCTCTACGATCAGAGTTAGTGAGGTATTGCTGTCCTGACCTGTCAGCATCCTGCTGTATTTTTATTCTTTTCTGCTCCGCCTGATTATGCTTCGTAATCGCATCAGAGAGGACATCCTCAGTGGTTATCTGCGCTTGTAGGGCATCGCGCTTTTTAATCATGTCCTCAAGATTATAGGCATTGCTGTTAGCTACAAATCTGTTCCATACCCCACCTTCCGCTTGGCGCTTCTCGGCATCCGCAATGTTCTCATTCAGTGTGGCAAGTTTATCGACTACAGTTTGCTCTCGCCCAATGTCAAGCATTGAGTCCCATGCGCCTTTTGCTGCGCTGGTAACGTTGTTCCATGCCGTTTCAAGAAATCCAAGTCTGTCCTGGATTTGGTTAGCGCGGTCCTGAACTGTTGATGCTTATGCTTCAGTTGCTAATCGCGCCGCTTCCTGCTGATTTCCTTCATCCTGAAGTGCCTTTATTTGGTTATATGTAGCAAGGGTGAGGAAGTGATATTTATCGTTCAGCTGACCAATAGCAGCAACCGGGCTTTGCGCTATCTTCTCAAAATCACCGATCATGCTGTCGATTGATTCGCCAGTTGCATCATTCATTGACACAACAGCTTGAGTTACCACCTCGAGAGATTCAGCAGCAATCTTCCCGCCACTCACGGCGCGATTAAGCGCCTCTGCTGATATGCCTACTGTGTTTCCTGTGTCGCTTGCTACTGCGGATGCCATATCTGCCAGTTGGCCGGATGTTTTACCAATGATATTCCCGGTAAGGATTAGTGATTTATTAAACTCATCCTGCTCCTGGCTTCCCTTGTACCAGGCATAAGTAAGAACGCCAACCACCGCTGCAAGCGCGCCAAATCCTATGGTTACCGGGTTAAGTAGTCCGCCTAGTTTTTTCGCATTCTCCGCGTTTTCAGACAGTCCGTTTGCGCTTTCAGATAGTGACTCGCCTGATTCTTCGGCGGCATCGCCCGCACCAAGTAACTTGTCCTTAATGATGTCGAAGATGTTTCCCCATCCGCCGAATGAATCGGCGATCTGAGAGCCTTGCTGCATAAAGATTGTGAATAAGGGCATACCACCGGCAATTGAGGTGGCGATGTCATTAATCTGAGCGGGGAGCTGACGCATGGCGTTCTTGTACTGACCGGCAGATATGGATCCGTAATTAACCTCTTTATTAACCTTCTGAAGGCTTTTTTCAGTCGCGTCGAGTCGCTTCGTAAGCTCATCGTGATACTCAGTTGAAAGGAGGCCAGCGTCCCTGGCAGCCGATAACGTAGCGCGCTGGCCTTTCAGTTTTTCTAGGGCTGCGCCAAGAGGATCTAATTGCGAGCGTATTTGAGAGAAACTAGCCTGGAGTTTTTCATTCTCCCCAGTGAGACCGCTAACCCTGTTTCTGGCATCATCAATTTTGGCTGCGTAATCTTCAAAACTATCAGCATCGAGGAGTCCTTTAGATTTTGCCCGAGAAAGCTCCTGCTGTTGTTTGTCTAATTTGTTCAGGGCTGCGTTTACCGGGTCAATCCTGTCTAGCAGATCAGAAAGGGCATCAGCCTCTTCCTTGGTGGCCTTTTTCACCTTATTGGCGCTATTCGAAGCCTGATCGCCAGCCTGAGTCATCTTTCCTAAAGCTGATGCAAGGCTATCCGCGCTCCTTTCCGCGCCAGTGCTGTCGATGATAATCGCAAGGCGTGATGTTTGCTCAGCCATTTACCTTTCTCCGGGCAATAAAAAACCCCGCAGTGCGGGGCCCTTTTTACAGCAGTTATAGTTTAGTTGCGAAGGATAATTTATTCCTTCAGCTCACTCCCACAGTGTTTGCATTTGATCGCCTCTTTCCTTATCGCTTCAGCGCAGAATGGGCATTTCTTATACTCACCATCTTCACCTTTGAGTACCGCGCGACGTTCGGACGTAGAAGATGTCAAAACAATAAGAAGACTTAAAGCTGGGGCAGCGAACGCCACCACCCCCGCCGCTAACCCATTGCCGTGAGTTATATTGGAAGTCAACACTACCAATCCAAAGCCAGCTGCGCAGGTTCCTATGAGGTAAAGCAAACCAATGCCCAACCCATTCCTTTTTATGGAAACTGCGGTTACAACAATCACGGCCAATCCAAAAAGTAAAAAACCAAAAATCGGATCCAAGTCCCTATCCCCATCATTAACATTTCCTAACATCGTATCAGGAACCGATCAGTTATCAACCGATGAGGTGAAAATTGCGCGGCGTTGCAGAAGTGCCAGCCTGAGCGGGCGGGATAATCAAATGCCTGGCAGATAAAGCTGAACTTCCTGCGCCGCTCTTTCTCTTGCCATGTGCAGTAGTTGCTTGCGACCACCAACTCCCCACTTAGCCATCTGGCTGGCGCACTGGCTGATCGCTTTGGTTTCGGTATTAATGATGTGGTCGATTTTGTTCAGGCGTGACATGGCACTAATGCCGAGGCGAACCACCGTTCGGAACACCTCATATACTTCAATCTCAAATTCCGGCTTAATCCATGCGGCATAACGGATCGCCAACAGTTCAACACCCCAAACGCCGGGTTCATCCCCACCTTTAATAACATTAAGTGGTTGAATTTGTTCCAGAGTGCTTTTTTGCACTTTGGCTTTTAGTGCTTTTATGAAGCGCTTAACTTGAGCGCTACGCAAAAACTGACTTGGGCGCTGCTGTTCTGTTGCCTCTCCGTTTGCCACTGCGGCTGCATGAAGATCGTTGAGGTTATAGCGCCCTTCGTCGTCAACACGAACGGAAACGCCGTTTACTGATACGGTTGGATATGTCATGCGATTTACCTTAAGAAAGCGAACCTGTCACACAGAAAAGCCGCCCCAAGA